CGAAACAGAGGACGAAGACAACCGCGTCGATGAAGGTTCAAAGATTTGCGCTGGTTTCCTGTCTCTTCAACATAACGAAAACGGTGAAACGTTTTATGATGACGAAGGTTTCGAGCCAAGCGATAAGGTTTACGGTGAATCCTACGAAATGGAACAGGCTTATGCGGAGGGTGGAATATGAAAATAGCAATGGCCCTCGGTTTAATCATGGGATTATCTACAGTGTTCGTCATGGGCAGGTGCGTTAAAACTGTCCACTTCGATACTATGGATCAGACAATAGGCGCGAAAGGTAGTTATTGCGCCGAAAGACAATTTTTTACATGGGAGCAAACCAAATGAGAAATTTTATATTCAACTTAGTCTTCGCATCTCTAGCATGTGTGGTCTTCGTGATCATTACAATTTACATGTATGTTTACATATTAGGGGGCACATCATGACAACCGAAAAAGACATTGAAGACTGCGCCGCTCGTGCGTTGCGGTTTGAGAACTTAGCGGGTGAGTTGCTTGTGGCTTTGGAATACTCAAAGTATTTATCTGAAAAAAGTGATGCGCATATTGACGAGTGGGGCAATTTAAACTTATTGCGAGACTCAGCAATCAAGAAAGCGGAGGATATGAAAAATGATAATAACTAGAACGTCCAAACAAATACAGCAAGATGGTCGCCCCGTTCTACAGGTGCGCTGGTGGTTCTTGTTCATACCAATTTTAACGATAAGGCATTTAGCATGACTAATTTAAAACCCTGTCCGTTTTGCGGATCAACGGATATCGACCCCGAAGGCGTAGCCAGTTTTAAGCCAGAGTTTAGAGCGCGAGAGATGAGCTGGGCGGACGATGATATCGCAGATTATATACAACACAAGCCAGCATGTAATAACTGCGGTGCTACAACAGAGGGCGACTGGAACACACGGCCAGAGTGTAAACCATCAAAAGAAGATGAAAATCTATATAAAATATTGAAGCGATCATTTGAAACGGGTGAACTTGGTTGCCACGATTCGTATTCATTCTTTGGTTTCGTGAGACTTGCTGATTCTGAAATTGAAGACGCGAAAAAATTTATTGGCGGTATGTTCAAACTTGAAGGGCTTAAAAATGACACAGAATAAATACAATGGCGTTATATGTCGTGGCTGTTGGGCACTTGGAACAGCTTGCGGAAAATGTGAAAAATGCATAGATACTAAACTGTTTAAATCCTCGTTGCCACCTGTAAGCTCAGATACCCCTATGCCTGATGTTAAATCGCCTATGGTGGCCATGGAACTTGTGGATATTGAAGAACTCAGAACCACGATGGTCGGCAGGAATATTGGAATGAAATTTGGTTTTGATGGTGGGTGCAATGCCACCTTAGACTACCTAACCGCCAACGGCTACCAACTCATAAAGGTGAAAAAATGACCAACATAATAGAAATGGAAATTGTAGACATTGATAAAGAATGTCCCAATATTATTGGTGATTTCGACAAGGCACAATTCGCATTGGGCTATCGCCAAATTAATAAAAGAGAGGCCGTGGTTATCGCCCATTTTTTGAGCCACCTAACCACCAACGGCTATCATATTGTGAAGGTGAAAAAATGACCAGCATCGAAGAAAAAATACGCGACGAAAGATATTGGCGCATAGGTTGGGCAATAATGCGCATGAACCGTTGGGAAAGATTATGGTGGGGAATTACAGGTAGACATAGATATATGAACCCCAAATCTTGGGACAGGTTAACATACAGAGGAAAACTATAATGACCAACATCATAGACAAACGGAAACTATTCGCATACTTGACCGCGAAAACCAAACTCGAACGTAATGAACTCCTGTCGCCCACCGAGGATCAACTGTTCTGTGATATGGCGGGATATGTGCTTGAGGTGGATACATGAGTCACTACGATAGAGATGGCGGCATAGCCCGTTATAATAAATCCAAGAATGAGGAGTCTAAATTAGCGCGCAATCATGAGAGTAAACCGATGACACCTAATGATAAATTAAAGGCAGCTTTAACTCTGGGGATTGAAACACATTTCTATGACAGAAGCCTTTGCCCTGATATTATTGCATTGAGAGAAGCTCTAGCACTACTAGACACACACGTGCTTGTGCCTAAAGAACCTAAACTAGAACATGTTACAGCTATAAAAGATTACCTTAATGAATCTTGTGATTACCATGATGATTATCTTCATGAGGCTGCATATGAAATCTACAAAATAACAACAGGAGAAAACCAATCATGACCCTCAACCCAATAATAACCAAAACCAAACTTATAAGATTTGCAGGGTTTGCCCTGTTCATAGTCTTTTACCAATCATACGCTTTGGATGAAATGAATTTAGGTAGACTATTTCTTTCCTTCATATGGTGTACGTTGCTTTTGGCATATGCAGAGCTTCGGGATATTCTTCGAGAAATCAAACAGCCCTCTATTCTTGATACTAAGTAATTCATGTGGTAGTGTTGTCATTGTTATGTGTTTTAGGTGATCAATGAACAATTTAAAAACTACATCGAGCTTGTCGGAACCAGTTGTTAATTCACTCAACAGTTTTACAAGTGCATTCACTAACCCTTTTGGTACAGGCGCATTTGTTGGCCGTACCGACTCGCTGTATTATAATCTGCGCTATAATCTTGTTTCTAATGATCGCAACCTACTCTCACAGATGTATGTCGAGCATGGTATTGTGCAAACTTTGGTGGACCAACCTGTCGATGATGCTTTCAGTACGGGCTTTGAGATTGTTACCGATCAATTAGAACCTGCCGAACTGGACAAGCTCGAAATGTACATTGAGCGCAATAACGTTATTGGTGCTCTACGTGATGCGCTCAAGTGGGCCAGACTGTATGGCGGCGGTGGTATTCTCATAATCACAGGGCAAAACCCACAAACAGAATTCAAAATCGAGTCAATCAAAGAAGGCGGAAAACTCGCGTTTCGTGGTTTGGATATGTGGGAGATGGTCGGCTCTGGCGCGGTCGGTAATCCTTCGATGAATGCGGTTGCAGACCCTTACGACCAGCAAGGCGATTTCTATAATTATTATGGAACGATTGTCAATAAGACTCGAGTGTATAAAATTAAGGGCAAAGAAGCCCCTGCTTTCATTCGCCAGCGTTTGCGCGGTTGGGGCATGTCAGAACTTGAGCGTTTGGTGCGTTCTATTAATCAGTACATGAAAAATCAGAATGTCTTGTTTGAGTTGATCGACGAGGCCAAAGTTGACGTATTCAAGATCAAAGGCTTCAATACTGCTATGTTGTCCGCTAATGGGACGGCCCAAGTTGTCCAACGTGTACAACAGGCGAACCAAGTCAAAAATTATATCAACGCCATAACTATGGACGCCGACGATGATTACGACCAAAAGAAAATGTCATTTACTGGTTTAGGTGAGGTCATGAGTGAGATACGCATGCAGGTTGCATCTGATCTTAAAATGCCCATGTCCAAGCTGTTCGGCATTCCCTCCACTGGTTTTTCATCTGGCGAAGATGATTTGCAGAATTATAATTCAATGGTTGAGGGTGAAATACGCGCAAAGAGCAAGTTTCAAGTCATTGACCTATTGGCCATATGTTGCCAGCATCTTTTCGGGTTTGTGCCTGATGATCTCTCGATCTCGTGGAATCCTCTCAAGCAGTTGAACGCTGTCGAAGAGGAAGAGGTTAAGAATTCTAAATTTAATCGTAATATGTCGTCTTATCAATCAGGCGCAATAGACCGCACGGAATGGGCGGAAAATGTAAATCATGATCATTTATTGGCCACAGAGGTCGACACAAAACGCGAAGCATTAGAACCCCTAACGGGTCAATTCACTGTCGGAACTCCGACGCAATAAATCCATGAGGAGAATATATCATGACAATACCAGTCGACAGACAACGATACCAAAAGGTGCTTGCACTTGATACGCTATATGTTGTCAGGTCTATGCCCGCAGGAGTGGAGCAAATCGCACCATCCATTGAAACGATCGGCGGAACGGTTGACATATATGTGTCACAAGATACGCCCGTCTCCGCCCCTACTGGAATGAATATAATTGACGGAGGCGCGGCGTTTGTTGGGTCGGCTAAATTTGAGTATATTCATAACTATCTATGGGTCACGCAAGCTGGCGGAACGACCACAAGTATTATTGTCGCTGGTCTTGATCCTGTTGAGGTCGTGTAATGGCAAAACTCGGCGCTGTATTAGGTGGAATTTTAGGGTTATCCTTGGGTGCGCTTCTAGGTAGTGGCGCGGCTGCACCTGTTGTACTGCCGACTGACTACCCAAATTTGATTTGTTGGATAGACCAATCAGATCCCGCAACCGTGACAGAGGTTCTTGGTGTTGTATCAAATATTGCGGATAAATCAGGTTCGGGCAATGACGCATCTCAAGTTGTTGTAGGTTTAAGACCTGTCCTAACTGGTGCGCAAATTGGGCCGATTGACGTATTGGTATACGACACTGATGTTCTTGAGATACCTGCGCTTGTGAGTCTTAACTACACAGTATTTAATGTTATCAATAGCGATGATTTCAGTTCAAATGAAAGTGCGATAGTCGGAGGGTTAACGGGGTCGCTTCTGATAAGAATAAATGACACACCTTCAAATATTGTTCAAGTTGTCAATTCAAACCAATCTGTGAAATTAAATGGATCGGTCAATTTAAGCACAGGTACAAGTTATGTCATAACTGTAACAAGTGGAACCGTTGGCAGTGAAATATTTATAAACGGCGTATCTGATACATCGAACGCAGTTGACGCTAATTATACAGCCGGAATAACTACATTCGGCTCATCAAGTGCTGGCGGTAGTAGACCGTTCCATGACAGAATGGGCGAATTGGTGGTTTACTCAGATATTAAGACACCGACTGTCATTAGTGATGTTAACGGTTATTATGGAAGATATGGTGTGTAAATGGAAAAAATAAAATGCTCAAGCAAAGATAAGGCGGTTCGTATTGCTGTTGTACTGTTCGAAATTTTCAAAGAGCGTGCAATTGCTGCGGGTTATTCTATTGCCAAAGACGGTGGTATCATTGGAAAAAACAGACTTACAGGCAAAGATGAACCAAAAAAAGCCACTCTAAAAATGTGGAATGCGCCATTTCTGGAAGATGATTTCTGGCATGTTACAAACTGGCACGTGTCCGACCTCTTGCCAGAATTAACTGCTGCTGAGATAGCACGACTTGACGCGATAGATGTAGCAAGGACTTATGTATAAAAATGACATTACGCATCCGGTATCAAGTTGAAATACAAGTCAACACACTGTACGAAGTGCGGGTCACTGGTCTTGGTGTTGAACAGCTCAAACCGTCGATTGAGGTTATAGGCGGAGATGTGAATATATACATGTCTCAATCTGACCCCTTGCCTGCACCTACAGGAATGAATATAATAGAAGGCGGCGCGGGTTTTGTGGGGTCTGGTTTTTTCAATTATGTCCATAATTTCCTGTATATTGAGGAAAACGCAACAGTAACAAGCGTAATTTTGAGCGGTATTGAAGCCAACGAATTGACACTTGGATCGGGTTTCGGTTCTGGGTTTGGCGATGGATTTAGATAAATTTAAGGAGTTTAGACTATGAAAAAGAATATATTATATGCAGTGGTAATAATGGGATTAGGGTTGGTATGCTCTATCAGTTCTTTCGCAGAGGTAAAAACTCGCGCAGATATGCAAACGCAGATTAATACTGATCTACCGGATAATATCTCTGGACAAGTAAGCGTCCAAGATGTTCGAGAAATCGACATCAATATGAGCGACAGTGCCGTATTCCCAGAGGATTTGAATTCGTATACTTCGGTTCTACCGACAGGAATGATCGATCCCCAGAATACGTCTATTCCGACAATAGACGGTGGAGACGCTTCTTTATTTGATATCACCTCCGGCGCTCATATGTTCACAAACGCGTATACAACCCCAACCGACGCAACAACCTCTGTTGTGTCTTGTGGAGCGTTTGATGATGTTTCTGTCACCAATATAACCACAGACAGCGCATCGTTTATTTATATCGATAGCTCATGTGTTCTAACGCAAGCGACGTCTTTGCAAAGCGGGGCATTCTTAAGGGATCATGTTGGTGTTGCGATTTTAACCCACCCAAACAATACGACCATCACTGGTATATCAGGATTCACACCTGTATCTATTGCCAACGCTTTGATGTCACTTGCCGACATGTCGTTCTGTCAAGGTGCGATTAATTGTGCAACTAAAGGTCAAAACGTTATAACTGGCAACTCCGGTACGTTGAGCCTCGATAAAGCCGAAGGTGATTTTTATCTGCATGGTGTTAATGCGCGGAATGATAATAAAGACCCCAACATGATCGCAAGTTCGGCACTTGTGGCGCCTGTAATGTTTATCGGATGGACTGTTACGGATAATGTAGAGGGTAAATTGATTGCCCAAACAACAATACCTGCGGGTGTGTTTGACGATGGTACGGCTGTTTTTGCCGATGCGCTTCCACAAGGTTCATTGACAACAAACCAATATGTAAACAACCGTGTGTTTATGGTGGTCGACAGCAATCAAATAGCTGTACAGATAGGCCCAGAGTCTTACAATTCCGAGGCGGGCGCGATACTCGGTATCATAAGCGAAACTTTCGTCGTGTTGCCTGTTTTATCCGGTACAACACCGCTCGCAACTGTGACAATGCGTGGTGCGGCGTCTGACTTAAGTGATCCAAGTGACGCCAATATCAGGCAAGCCATACCACCAAGAGCGACTTTTCAGTAATGAGACAAATCCCGCCGATGTATTTGAAAGATTCGTATTTCTTAGATATAGAAAAAGAAATCAATAAACTGTTCTATGAGATTATGTATCGCCCTATTATTGAAGCGTTGAATCTTGAGCCTAAAGAATTGACCAATGCAGGCGGTATCATTGCGGACGCGCTCACCTCTGGAAAAATCTGGTATGACGGCGATAAATTCCATGGAACATACAACGCTAGAATAAGTAAAGAGCTTAAGAGAATGGGCGCGGTCTATAACCGACCATCCAAGACATGGACGCTTGTAGGCGGGTTGCCTCCCAATCTTGCCGCCGCTCAAGTACAGGTCAAGGCTTCATATGAGGGCATGCAAAGAAGAATGTTGCAAACCATCAACACGATGGACGTGAAAAGAATTGATGGTCTGTCCACTATTCCAGATACTTATGTCGGTGTGATTGATGATATGGGAACGGATTTCGCTCATACCATGAAGAGCATTGCAATCGCGCCTAATGTTACGCAGGATATGGTTGCCCGCCTTGCCTCAGAATGGGGGATGAATCTCGATAAATATATCAAGGATTGGACTTCTGAGAATATCATAAAACTGCGTGAGGCCGTACAAACTAATGTATTCGAGGGCCGTCGTTCTGGGGACATGATTAAATTCATTCAAGATAATTACGGCGTATCAACGCGCAAGGCTAGATTTTTGGCAAGACAGGAAACGTCCCTACTCTTGGCCAAATATCGTGAAACTCGTTATGATGGCTTGGGGATAACTAAATATCGTTGGTCAACTGCCGACGCTGAAAGAGTGCGTCCAGACCATGAAATACTTGATGGAACGGTTCATACGTGGGATACTCCACCAATTGTAAACCGTAAAACAGGGATGCGCGCACACCCTTCGGAAGATTTCGGTTGTAGGTGCGTGGCAATAGCGTTGATAGAATGATAGAAAATATAGTCTGGATTAAAGAAGTTTTAGAACGTGAAACAGAAAATAAGCTGCACGGCTCGGTCATGTTCACTTTTCAGGATGGTAAGGTCGTAAGATGCTGTACAGAACGCAGTGAAAAACCCCCTGTTGATTTAAACGCAAAAAAATAGTATTATAAAAATTCAAGGTATTGGAACAACCGAACCATGAGAGGCATTACACATTACGCTGTATACTCTTGTGGTTTTTTTATGAGTTAATATGAAACAGAGCGAAGCCACAGACGAAAAACAGAATGCGAAGAGATTTCCGCAAACGTTTTATGCACGTCACATGGAAGCTGGTCTTGCAGGTTACGAGAATGAAACGATCTTAGTATCCACAGACACCATTAAAAAAATGATGCCTAGTTTCAATAACATGCCAATATATGTTGAACACATGACCAAAGAATGCCACCTCGTCGATTTAGAGAGAGATGGACAGGGTTTTGTAACTGAGACATTTTACAATGAACTTGATGGGTGGTGCTGGTCTAAAATACTTGTGACAGGTGAAGAGGCCTTCGATGCTATCGCTAAAGGCTGGTCTGTTTCAAATTGTTATTCCCCTACCGAATGGGGTAACGGTGGCATGTATCACGGTTGCCCATACACAAGAGAAATTACAAACGGCGAATATTCGCACTTGGCGATCGTCGATAATCCGCGTTATGAAAACGCGTGCATCATGACTCAGGAAGAATACAAGATTTACTGCGATGAAAAGAAAAATGATCTTAGTGAATTACAAAACTCTATCAAACAGAAAAAAGGATTAAACATTATGTTTTTCAAGAACAAAAAAGAAGAAGTAAAGGTGATCGACAAAGATACAATGGTCGAAATCCAAAATGACGACGGCACAATAACTGCCGTTAATGTCATGGAAATGGCCGCCCTTGTTGAAAAGCAAAACGCCGCCAAGGAAAAAGAAGACGAAAAAGAAATGGCGAACATGGATTCGATGGTAGATGTTGGCGGTAAATCAATGAGCATTAAAGAGCTTATTAATGAATACGAAAGCATTACCGCGACTAAAAATGATATGGATGTCGATGATTATACGGACAGAGATAAAACTAAAGACAATGCGGACGATGAAGACGAAGACGAAGACGAAGTGAAGGTCAAAGTCAAAGAGAAAGATAATTCTCTTGAGAAGAAACGCTTTGATGAGTTATCAAACGCGCACATCAAAGATCAGGCCCCATCTAACACCCCTTGGATGAAAATGGACGGTTTGAAAAAAGGCAAAGCAAAATATTAATTTGAGAAAATAAGGAGCAAATCTCATGACACAAGGACTAAATCAATTCGCAATGACCGCCGAAAAAGGTCAATTAACACTTGATCCAAATTGGGACACTCTCAATTGTCAGGTAGACAATGGGCAAGTTGCTGATCTTGTCACTGCACAAGCTGTATTGCTTGCCACGACCACAGGCGCACAACTTCCTGTAATTAGTATCACCGCTGTAACGGACGCAATTTTCGGGTTTGTAACCTACAATACTCGTACAGATTCATACGCTGCTAACAAGCAAGTTAAAATTGCTCGAAGAGGTGACGTTATGATTATGGAAGCATCTGCCGCGATTACTCGTGGTGCGTTGCTTGAGGTTCTAATCGCTGGCAACAAAGTGGTGACAAAAACTTCTGGTACTACTATTGGTAAGGCTCTTGATATTGCCCTCGCTGATGGTGATTTAATTCGCGTCGAAATTTTAGTTTAAGGAGCTAATGATCATGAATATTTATCAACAAAACATGCTTGAAAAAGTGGAAGGCCGCTTAATGGCGGAAATCAGTAACACAGGTTTTGACGTCAATATCACTACATTGACTGCAATCAAGGCCCGCGTAACTGATCAGAAGTTCTACGAGGTAACACCCTCTGACTTCATGCCTGTTGAAGTGGGTGAAAACCCGTGGGCGACTGAGCAACTGACTTATACATCATTCTCTACTGGTGACGACTTTGAAAAAGGTATCATCGAAGAGGGTACAAATGATGGTAAGATGGAACGCACCGACACACAAATCGGTAGCATCATCGTTCCGCGTAAAGTTTGGGGTAAAACTACAAACTATAACATCGCAGAACTTGCACAGGCTACAAAGTCAGGCAATTGGTCATTGATGGAAAAGAAGGAAGAGTCACGGTTTAAAAACTGGCAGCTCGGAATTCAAAGAACCGCTTTTCTTGGTTTGGATTCAAATCCAACTGTAAAAGGGCTTTTGACACAAACAAACGTCAACATTAATACGGCAGTGATCACTAAGACGATTAGTTCAATGAGTTCGACAGAATTCAATACTTTCTTGTCCACGGTGTTGCCAGTGTACTTTGCGAATTCAAACAGCACAGTATTAGCGGATACGTTTGTTATGCCGATGGCGGATTATCTTGGTCTTGCCTCTGCGGTTGACGAGGGTTTCCCACTCAAGTCACGTCTAGAACGTTTGTACGAAGTGTTCCAAACTTATGTACCTGCTTTCGCGATTGAAGGACTTGTTTATTCTAGTGCTGCAAACAACAATCTCGGCGTTAACCGTTACGTGATGTATCGTTCCAATGATCCGTCAAGTCTTACGTTTGAAATTCCAGTGGACTACACAACAACAATATACGATACTGTTAATGGATTTAATTATTCATCCGTAGGTTACGGCCAGTTCGCATCTGTTGAAGCGTACCGTCCGCTTGAAATGCTTTATTTCGACTTCTAAGAAAAGGAAAACAACACCATGTCTAAAGTCAATATTTTTAATAAAGGTAAACGTGATTTCACGCTGGAAGACGCTGTTGTAAACGTTGATGGCAAGGTAACTACACCCGCTGTAGTCCTTGCCGCTGGCCGCACGGTATCGGTTGACGTGAAACGGGCGAATAGTCTCAAGAAAAAATATAAGAACGAGATTGTTTCTCCTCCTGTAGACGAGGATTCGGTTGATAACTCCGCTGAAATTGCAAAGCTTAAAGCGAAGGTTAAAAAACTTGAGGGCGAAGCTGAGAATCATAAATCTCAAGTTTCAGACCTTGAGGGTAAAATCACAGGGCTGGAATCTGATCTTGAAAAAGCCACGGAGCCGACACCAGAGCCAACGAAGAACACTACTAAATAAAAAATAAGGGGAATTACTATGGACTTAACCACAATTACGGTTGATGATTTCAAGGCACAATTTCCACGGGATTTCCCTTATTTACCTGTTTGGTTGGTTGCTAACCAGCCTTACAATATAGGTGATCGGGTTTATTATGAGCCGCAAAAATTATTCTATGATGCCAATGTAAACGGCGTTACTACAGAACCCCCCTCCTCCGACTGGACATTAGCCACAGATAGTATTGATAATTACGTCCAAGATTCAGACATTGAGCGCGCGTTTTTAGAAACTCAAGTAAATTTCAATCAGTCCGTTTTTGGCACAGATGCAGAAATCACGCTTGTTTATTTGTATCTTGCCGCTCATTATCTGGTCCACGACCTTAGAGCGTCCGCAGGCGGTATATCTGCGCAAGTTCAATTTCCTGTTTCGTCTAAATCAGTCGGCAGTATTTCAGAGAGTTACGGAATACCGCAAACATACTTGGATAATCCGGTGTTTTCGTTCTTCGCTACGACTCCTTATGGTTTGAAATATCTATCGTTTGCCATGACCCGCACTGTTGGGAATGTGGTTTCTGTACATGGGGCGGTTAACCCATGACCAAAATGACAAAAATGACTATTAATATTGATGGGCTTTCAAAGATGGCCAAGGCGATGGGTGACGAATGGGTTACGAGAGTCGGGGTTCTTGGAAGTCAAAACCAACGAGATAGCGGCGGATCATTGGGGAACGCGGATATCGGGCTTGTGCATGAGTTTGGAAGTGTAACGGGGCATATCCCCGCTCGCTCATTTCTTCGTATGCCGATTGAAACAAAATCAAAAGAATTAATGAAAGCCATGTCTTCAAAAATGGTTCAAGCAGCGTTCGTGAATGGTAATTACGAAAAGGTTTATGCGCTCTTAGGTGTCAAGGCCGAAGAGATTGTCCAAGATGGTTTTGCTACTGGCGGTTTCGGCAAGTGGCCCGCCCTCGAGTCAAGCACTATTGCGCGCAAGGGTTCTTCTGGTATATTGATTGATACTGCGGAACTTCGGAAATCCGTCACCTCGGACGTAGTTAGAAAGAGTTCTTTGTAATGGTAACACAAAAATTAATAGTGAATATCGACATACAAAAAAGATTTAAGAGAATGCCCATACTCTTAATTTGGTTAGGTTTGAAAATGAAAATACCATTTAGTTTATTTTATATCACGAGGTTTTCTCTGTAATGGTAGCGACTCCATTAAATCAAATTTCTGGAATGCCCCAAATGTCCGCCACTTTGAACGGCTGGCAAAACGTTATTACGATTAGTGTTATCACTCAAACTCTTGTGGATGGTCTGACTGTAAATTCTTTCGTCGATACATCGTTCAGAGGGACAATCCAACCTCTAAAAGCAGAGCATGTACAGCTCAAGCCAGAAGGTCAAAGGTCTTGGCAGTGGTTGCAAATACATGCCGTTGCTGGTGATTTGAATTTGAAAAATGATGATCGGATCATATATAGAGACATAAAATATAAAGTTATGGCAAACAAGGATTATAGCCTAAACGGTTTTATAGAATATGAAATTGTGAAAGATTATACATAATGGATAAGCTGGCTTCACAAATAATTGTGGATATAATTCAAAATCAAATGGCGCTACCTGCGACAGATGTTTGGGTCGATGAATTGAATTATATAATTCCCACTGGCGAAGATATCAAAGTATCCGTTGGAATGAGCGACGCGACGGTTATGTCGTCCGGCGATTCTGAGCTTGAATTTCGTGACCCCGACACGTATGAAATACAACAAGTGCAGATGCGCGAGAATATCCAGATTGAAATATTTGCCCGAAGTGCGTCGGCGTTACTTAGACGTTGGGAAGTTGTGGCCGCGTTAAATTCTATCTATTCTGAGCAACAACAAGAGTTTTACGGCTTTAAAATATTCAGTATTCCCAACTCATTTATTAATACATCTGTTGCCGAAGGTGGGTCACAGCTCGCACGCTTCACACTTTCTTTTGCATGCTTCGTGTGGTATCGTAAAGAACGTCTTCTAACCACAGGCGGTAAACAATATTATGATACCTTTAAAACTCGCGTTGATGATGAGAAAACAATAGGTACACCGACCGGACTTATAGAATTTACAATTGACGAAAATACGGAGCTTTAGAAATGACAATCCTTCCAGTTAATAATATCATTAATGTTTCAATATTGAACACGCCTTCTGGTTTAACAGAAAAAAATATCAATTCTCTGGCTTTATTCACAACTGAAACACCAAGTAATCTTGATGCATTTAGAACATATGTGGGGGCCGCGCAAGTTGCCTTGGATTATGGGACGAACAGCGAAACAGCGGCGATGGCGAATGCCATATTTTCACAAGCCCCGAACATTAGAACAGGTAGAGGCCGTTTGGTTATCCTTCCTTTGGTGGCTTCGGTTAGTGCTACCCAAGGCACTTGGGCAACAACCAATATTTCTGCAAATCTCGCAAGTATTATCGCGGTGGCCGACGGTGATATCCGCGTCACGATCGACACGGTTGATTATGACCTGACTAATTTGAATTTTACAGGTGCGTCCACTATTGCCGATATTGTTACAATTCTGCAAAACGCTCTTGTGAATGGTATCGTCACAGATGATACAACAGGGTTTACAGTAACATCTAAAAAGGTCGGTGCTGCGAGTGACGTTGTACTGGTTCAATTGCCCGCCGGACTTGGGACTGATATGTCCGTCGTTGGTTTATTCGATACGGCTGGCGGAGCTGCGGTAAGTGGTGTGGATGCTTCTGGCGAAACGATTGCAGCGGCGATCACAAGAACAGAGGGCGC